TGGTTCGTATTGATTGTATTGAATCATGAGATCTGTACATATTTTGGGATAAAGTACTTCTTCGGCATCTATACAAACCTGAACACGATTGTTAATAGAATGCTGTATTATCTTTTTAATATGCGATTCTGCCATATATGGTGACGACTTGGACCCAAAAGATGTCATTTTTAACGCAACCATTGACCTGGGGACAGTTGGAATCATCTTCATATTTATGTCACTCACATACTGAGCATCACTGGGATGACAGTTCTCCCTAGCGTAGTCTAAAATTACTCTGGAACCCGAGCGATAAATATTCCCTATTACATTTTTTAATTCGTGATTTAGAGCAGCATATCGTAACATATCTTAAAGATGACACACATTTTTAAGTAAATGGAATTTGTTTATGAAGTGGAAAACAATCTTCCGGCATCTTTGTGTGAAGAAATTATAAGAAGATACAAAGATGACGATGGGAAAATAGTTACACCGGTTTTTAAAAATGAAATTAATACAAATATTCGTGACACAAAAATGTTATCAATTACAGGTAAAAATGAATGGAATGATATAGACACAATTTTACACGAAAAATTAACAGAAGGTATTAAACAGTATAAACAATATATGAGCAGATATTGTTTACCAGCTGTAGCTGATACTATATTTGAAGGGTCGCGTGATCAAGGTTATCATATCCAAGAAACTACAAAAAATGGGTTTTATAATTGGCATATAGACGAAAGAAGACCAGACAAACATAACATATACAGATTTCTTACATGCATATGGTATTTAAATACACTTGATGAAGATGATGGTGGATGTACAGAATTTTGGGGCGGTAAAAAAATAAGACCAAGGCAAGGTACTTTGCTTTTATTTCCTTCAACTTGGTCTTATGTTCATAGAGGGGCGCCTGTAAAAAATGATGTCAATAGATACACTTGCACTACTTGGTTATTTCATACATAAAGATGAAATGTATAATAATTACAATGGAATTTGTTTATGAAGTGGAAAACAATCTTCCGGCATCTTTGTGTGAAGAAATTATAACACGATATAAAAAAGATAATAGAAAAGAGCCTAGTCTTGTTGGTTCAGATGGTATTTTTAAACCTGAAATTCGAAAAAGCTCCACTTTGATGATTACAGGTAATGAAGATTGGGATGATATAGACAAACAATTGTACGAATATTTAAAAAAAGGTTTATGTCGTTACAGAGAATACCTCTCACAACTGACATTAAGTAGATTAGCTGACAATATTTTTGAATCATTATCAGATGAAGGATATATGATACAAGAAATGAAACAAAATGAATTTTACGATTGGCATTTTGATCAAATGTTAGACAGTAACAAAACCCCCACCAGACTTATAACTTGTATTTGGTATTTAAATACATTAAGTGAAGATGATGGTGGATGTACAGAATTTTGGGGAAATAAAAAAATAAAGCCAAAACAAGGTAATTTGTTATTTTTTCCATCTTCGTGGTCATATATACACAGAGGTGGACCTATAAAAAATAACTTATCGAAGTACACGTGTATAACATGGCTATATTTAGAATAACTAAGTTAAAAGTCTGAAGCATTTTTGATATATGGAATTGGAAATAAAGGCGCTTATTACAAAAGTATTACTTCCTCGTATCCGGCAACTTGAAGAAGAAGTTGCCACTTTACGAAGACAAACGTGGCCATATGTTCAAGCAGAGAAAGATGCGAGAGGTTTGCGAAGTATAGATGAATTACGGGATTTTTTTAAAAATTTGGACGACGACACAACATTAGAACTCTTGAGACTCAAGGCGAGACTTTCAAGAAACCCGGGACTTCAGGGAAGAGAAGTTGATATGGTTATGAGTTTGCGCAATAATTTTTGTTGATCTATAGTAAATGGTGAAGACACCTTTTGGTATTCCAGTTCTCATGATGCCAATGTTGCTTCCATTCATGCCAATAATATTGCCTGCGTGGGGTGCTTACAAAGCTATATTGGGTGGCGACAAGCCAATGAAACCAGAAAGATTGGCAACTCTCACAAGCTCAATGTGCTGTTTAATGTTACTTTCATACCTAGCTTCCAAAAGCCCAGTTAAGACACCACCAGTTATGTTGGCTACGTGTGTCATGTCAATCTTGTGTTCTTGTTCAAGTTCAATGATTACGGTTGACTTGAAAAAGAGAGCTGAAGGTCTTATTAAGGGTGAAGAGGCGAAAAAGAAAAAATAATCTTAAAAGAAATCATCTGTACGATAAAGCTTTACCGCATATGAACCAGTCTTTCCAGTTACAGAGACTGATTCATTTCCATAAAGTTCTTCACAGCCAATATCTTCCATGCAGTCTCGACCATTAAACGCAACTGGAACTGGATAAAGGTTTTCCCCACCAGTTGTTGTATAGTAGTGGTAGCGGTCACGTCTACCACGAACCTCCTTTCCATAAAGTGGCAGCGTCTCTTGACCCGCGCCTGTTAAGATACCCATTTGTTGCATGTAACCGGGTTTATACTTTTTGATTGGTGCATCTCTAAATTCTGGTGCACGAGTACGCGTCTGTCTGGGTCTAGGTTGCATAGGCACACCTACCTGCACAGGAACTTTTACAACTTTGGGATTGCGGACCAAATAAATCAAAGCAGCTACAAGAGCCACAACCACCAACCATAAAAGTTGATTTTTAGTCTTATTCTTCATATAATAATTATTGAGATTTTATTACAGTAACTTAAAAAATAAAATTTTAAAAATAATTAACGAGATGATTAAAATTGTTGATAACTTTTTAACAAATGATGAGTATGTTAAAACGTGTGATATAATCAATAATTTGTCTTGGAAATATGGACATATATCAAATTATGGTAGTGATAAATTTTGGAATTGTTCATTAGATGACAATCCATTTTTTACAGAATATGTTTTTAAAAAAATTGAAAAGTACTCTGGGAAGAAATATGAAATAATTAGAGTATACGCAAATGGACAGACATATGGATTAGATGGGTCATATCATTATGATGAATTAGAACCAGAATGCTATACGTTTTTAATGTATACTACTAGTGACATAAACTGTGAAAACGTTAATGAATATGATGGTCATACCTTATTTAAAAAAGATGATCGCGTTATATGCGTTGAACCAATTGCAAATAGGTGTGTTTTATTTAATTCGAATATACTACACAAAGGTATGGGACCTTCTAAACGTTCTAATTTTTTAAGAACAACCGTTGCTTTTAAGCTTAGAGAAATTAAATGAAAATAAAGTATGAAGGTACTCGCCATAGATATTGGGTATCATAATATGGGTCTGGTCTTAGCTGAATGTGGAAAAGGTCCTAAAATTGATGTAGAGTACATAAAGAAAGTGAGCCTTGAAGATTACAAACACATCAAAAGTAATGACATTGTAGACCTGGTTCCTTTATTTGTAGAAGATCATCAATTTATTTTCGGATCCGCGGATGTAATACTTATAGAAAGGCAACCACCGGGTGGTCTCACAAACATAGAAGTACTTCTAAATTACATGTTCAAAGATAAAGTTGTCTTGGTTTCACCTGTGAGCATGCATACACATTTTGGTATGAGGCATCTAAACTACGAGCAGCGCAAGGAGAGAACAATTTCTATTGCGAGTAAGTATATTTCGGGAGAAATACCTTACGAAAGGAAACATGATATTGCTGACGCACTTTGTATGATAATTTATTACAACTTTAATGTGTCAGTTCATTTTTTTGACCGTTTTAGGTTCACTGGTTCTCGGCTCTAATAATTTCTAGGGCATTCGCCACAGACTCCAAAGCTTCAAACATCGTAGCCGCACTACGATTCTTACAGCAATTTCTAATTTTTTCAATATTGTATTCAAAAGAATTCTTTTCTTGCTCCTTTCTCTTCTCAACTGATTTTATCACTTCTTGAAGTCTTTCAATTTCTGAATCAATCTTTTCAGTAATAACATCAATTGCTTCATCCATCTTGACAATTTCGTTTTCAAACCAATCTAGATGTCTCTTGAGA